TTTTTAAAATAATATTTGTCAATGAACATATCTTCAAAAGATTAAATAAGATTCATAAAAAAACAAATTGTTTTAGAATTAATTACTTTGCTATATTCTATAAAATGTTTAAATGATTTATAATTAAATAATTCGAATAACTCATAAAGTGAGTAAATCATTTAAATATTATTTAATTAATAAATTCAATATTTAATAAATAAAGAAATTGTTTTCTAAAAATATTTTGTAATTAACATTTTATTTTAAATCATTTACTTATTTTGTGAGTTATTCCAAAGGAATTATTAATTTAATAAATGATTTAAAAGATTAGAAATTTATTTATATTACCAAATAATGAAGATATTTATATCGATTTTTAAATAATATTTTTTAAATGATTTATAAAAACAAATGATTTAATTATTTATAAAATTTCTATATTTTGTCCATTAATTAAAATACAAATATAATTTCTATATAATAAATTAAATTATTTTAAATGTTTTATAATATTAATAATTCCTTTTGAAAGCTCACAAAGTGAGTAAATGATTTATATATAATATTAATTAATTATTTGATTTAATATATATTTTATTTATAATTGTTTGTTTTACAATATTTTTAATTAATATAATAATTTTATAAATGATTTATATTTTATAAATCATTTATCATTTATAATTTATATATAATATGTAATTCAAATCAATTTTCGGTAATAAATGGAAGCTGTTAATAATATTTTTATTAATGAATTCAATTGGATTGATAAAGGAATTAAGAATTTATATCAGGGTTTGCATCTTCATTAATTGGAGATCCTTTACATTTTGATATTTCATTAAAAATGTTTTTGATTGCTTTAGATACAAAAAGTGATATAGATAACACTATTCCACAAAATATAAGAAAATATTTATTGCCTATTTTATATCGTCTTGAAAAGATGGTATTAATTGCTAAGGAATCCAAAAATGAAAAAAATATTAATAAAAGAAAAAATATGTAAAAAATAAATTCATATTTATTTTAATTGTAATTTAATTGTAATTTATAAAAATATGATATAGACAATGGTAAACATTTAATAAAATGGTTAAAAATATTCGTTTAATCAATTTTTCTATCTTTCAATTTTGATGATATTTCATTTAAGAAATTTGTTCTTGTTTCAATTTTTGATTTCATATGCTGATTCATTAATGATTCTAATAATTCAATTGGAGTATCTATAGAAATATTTTTGAATCCATTTTCTCTTAAGTTTTTTAATAAATTCTTTTTATGTGCTCTTTGTTTTCTTTCTTCTTCTTTTTCTAAATCTAATTTATATAATAATTCTTCTGCTTCTTTTATTTTTTCTTCTTGAGATTTTGGTGCTTCTGGAACCTCTTCCTTTAATTGATTATTGCATAGATTTGTTATTCCAATAATAGCATCTGGAAATTTTAATCCATTTTCCATTGAAAACCAAAACATTTCCTTGAATAAAATTTCAAAATGATTCAAACATTCTTTTCCATCTTTTTGTTTTAATTCTCTTAATAATGTATCCATTCCACATTTAATTTCATCAATAGATAAAACATCATCTTTTACTAATAATTCTAATTTTTCATTAAATGATTTATCTTTTAAATCCCATTCGCAAAGTAATCCATCCCAGATATTTATTCCTTCTTCCTTTTTATCTATTGGAAATGTATGTGATATAACTTTTATTACAAGTTCATCAACAAGAGATATTAATGCTTCTCTATTAACTTCTTCAATTTCACCATCTAATTTAATAGATATTGATTCTTCTCTTTCTTTCTTTAAATTTTCAATCAATTGTTTTAATTCGCAAACTCTTGATGATATTGATGAAATGCTATTAACTCTTTGTTTTAACATTTCACATTCATAAATTTTTTTTGCATCAACTTGTTTATTTTCCATTTCATCTTGAATTTGATATTCTTCTTCCTTTAATTCTTTTGCCATTTTTATAAGATCTTTAATATTTTTAATTTCAACCATTTCGATTTCAATAGGTTCTTGAATAATTTCTTCTTTTTTATCATCTGATTCATTATCATCTGATTCATTATCATCTAATTCTAAATTACATATGCAATCATAATCACAGTCACAATCACATGTACAAGTAATATTACAATTACAATCACAACTACAAGTTTTAACTTTTGTTGAGTTTGTTTCATCTACTAAAATTTCATCTACTATAACTTCATCTGCTTTTTCATTCGATATTAAATCTTTTGCGGACTTTAATAATGTTCTTGCTTCATAAGTTGGATCTTCGGAAAATGTATGATAAATATATCCCAATAAAGTTGTTGCTGATGCTTGAATCCAACCAGATGGAATAAAATGTTTTAATGCGAATCTCTTTTTTATAGTTCCATTTTTTATCGATGGTTCTTGCAATTCAGCATAGATAGATTCTTCTTGAGGTAATAATTTTTCAATAATAAAAAATTTAGCATTATTTAATTTCAATTCCTCTTTTTTCTTATTTGCAATATATTCCAAAAACTCTTTTTCTTTTGCAATGCCATCATTTTCTTCATTGAATTCAAATTCTTGTTCATGTGAAATAAGACTAGTTTCTTTTGAAATAAAAAAACTTTTTAAGATCATTCTTGGTTTTTCAAGAACTAATTTAATTTTATCTGGAATTTCTTCCATAATATTTTCTTCAATATGTTTTGATTGTGTTATCTCCATTATATAAATCAAATAATAAATCAATTTTTTTTATATCTTCTATTGATGAAAATAGTTCATTTTTTTTAATAAATCTCTTAATAAATTTATACCAGAAAAATTTAATATTTAAAAAAATTAAAAAATAATTAAAAACTTTTTATTTAAATTCTGGTATTTCAAGATTTCTAGAAATTCTAAACAAAAACCAATCAACAAGTGAATATAATAATTGTTTTTCACATAAAGACATTGAAGTTCCATTTCCTAAAACAAATGCTAAAGATCCATCATTCATTAAAATCCAGTCATAGCTAGAAACAAAATCTTTTTCAAATTTTATAATTCCTGTCCATATTTCATCATCTTGAAAAATAATTCGATGATTCCAATAATGTGAAAATAAAATATTTTCATTTGCTTTTGATAATTTTTCAGCAAATTCTTTTTGTAATTCAATTGGACTATCCAAAACCATTATTTATTTTTTCTTTATCTAAAATAATATTTTTTATTATAAATGATTTAATATTTTTTTAATATAAATAAAAGAATAATTTATAATATTTATAAATTAAAATCTATAAATATTAAATCATTTATAAATATTAAATCATTTATAAATATTAAATCATTTATAAATATTTCCTAATATAATATAAAATGGATGAAGATTTCACGATTGGAATTATTAAACCAAATTGTTTTGATAAAAAAGAAGAAATTATAAAAGATATTGAATCTCGTGGATTTTCCATAGAAAATAAAATAGAAGAAACATTTGATAAATTAGATTGGGAAACATTATATTTTGAACATAAAGGAAAATCTCATTTTGATCCATTAATTGAATTTATGGCTTCCGGAAAATGTGTTGTTATGAAATTAAAATATAAAAATGGTGATACAATTAAAAGATGGAGAGAAGAAATAGGTCCAACAAATGCAGCAAAAGAAAAGGAATTATCACCAAATTGCTTAAGAGCAATATATGGTGATCCAGAAATTTTAAGAAAAAATGGATTTCATGGAAGTGATAGTAAAATAAGTGCACATTATGAAAATATATTATTTTTTAATCATTTAAAATTATAATTTGATATGAATATGTTAATTTACAGCAAAATATAAATATTTGTTTATTTAAATATATACATATATAAATATAAATCATTATTATACTTTTTCAAATAAAATATTTTCTATTCTATTAAAACAATCTTCCGGACATTTTTCATGTCTTTTTCTATGTGCCATACATGATGATTTTGATCTATTCCTTCTGGTTTTTTTTTTGATTTCATAAAAATTTTCTTGTTTATTTATTTCTTTTATAGATGGAAAATATTCATTTAATTCGCTTATGTTAATTTGTTTTTTAAACCATATTATATTTTTTCTATTCATATTTCTTCTTCTTGTAAACACTCTAGGTTTTTCCGATAATTCACATAATGATAAAGCAGCATTTAAATCTATTTTTTTTAAAAAGTTTCCTGAATTTCCTTTATTAATTAAAATATATTCCGAATCAATATTTTCGAAATTCATTAAATATAAATTAGTTATTCCAAAATTTTGAAAAAATAATTAAACTTTTTTTTCAATAATGTTAATAAATTATTTTTCAATGAATATAAATCATTTAAAATATAATTATTTCATTTATTATTAATAAAATTGATATAATTATTGTAAATTGATATAAATATCATAAATTATAAAATTTTGTTTATTAATTTAAATAATAAAAATTTATTTGATTTAAATATAATAAAAAAAATGATTTATATTTGAAATAATTTATTTATATTTTAAAAATTTTATTTATACTTTAAAAGTTTCATTTAAATTTGGTTCTCCTAATTCATCTTCATTTTCAGAATGAATTGGTGATGGTATATTTCCTTCATCATATGCACTAAATTCATTAGGTACTGGATTTTCTTTTTTATCTTGTCTTATTTGTGATAAAATTGGATTACAAAATCCACTTAAAGTATTTGCCATTAAACCTACAGTATCTGATTCAAAATTTGCATTTGGATCAACTTTAGAAAACATTCCCATTAAAGATTTTTTTTGTTGTTTATTTGGTGTCGATGATACAGATTGATTTTTTGATTCATCTGATTTATTTATAATAGATTGCATATTTCTCATATGTATTGGTGATACATTTTGATTTTCATTATTTTCATTATTAGAATTATTGGGATTTTCATTTATTTTTTCACTTTTTTCATTTATATTTATTGGATTTATGGATTTATCGGGTATATTTGTATTAATTATTGATTGTTGAATATTTGGATCTTCTTTTTCATCATCTTGTATAACATAATCTAAATCTGATTCACTTGTATTTTCATTTTCTTTTGTTTCAATTTTTTCAATTTTTTCATTCTTTACTTTTGTAATATTTTCAATTTTTGTTGAAACAAATGGTTTGATTGTTTGACCAGTATATCCTGAATTAGTTATTATTGGCTTTGGAACATTTCTTAAAGCTGGATTTTCTTCATCTACGTTAAATTGATTTGGGTGTGGTCTCATTATTTGTGGAGATGGTTGATTTTGTTGAGTAAATTGCATAAACATGATTGCTTTCATTTCTTTTCTTGATTCAGATAATTCTTCAATTAATTTTTGTTGTAATAATATTCCTTGTTGATTTTGTTGTTCTAATACATTAATTTTTTCCATAAATTTAGTTTCCATTTCTTTTGCTCTTTTTTCAGATTTTTCAATATCTGCTTGAGATTGTTGAGTAATTGATGACAAAGCTGGTGGTTGATTTGGACTGAGTTTTTCTTTTCCCCAATTTAATAGTTTTGAGGCAAAAATTGGTAAAAAGAAAGTTGCTGCTTGTACTCCAAATGTAAAGAAAAATTGTGCTTTAGGATTTGATCTAAAATATCCCATTTTCTTTCTATGTATTGCACGTATCATCATCATATATTCTCCCTTTTTTGATTCAACTTGTTTTGTCCATGTATTCCAAACAGGTTCATTTGGATCCATTTTTTGCAATATTATTTGTACAATTTCATTTCCCATACAAAATAAACTCCATGTTGTTTTGGAAGAATGTTTTAATTCAGATTGTTTTTTCAATTTAGCTGCTTCAAATTTCATTTCTTCAATATCATCTTCCAATTCATATCTTTTTGATACAGGTATACCAGATTGCTCCATTTGATATAAATACCATCTTATTTTACGCTTTTCTCCTAATTCTCTAGCCTTTAATGCTTTTGCTATTTCACTTTCTTCTTGCATCGCCAGTGGATTTTTAATATTGTATTCAACATTCCATCCTTTATCCCAATTAATTTTATTTTCATTATTATTTTCATTATTATTTTCATTATTATTGTCATTTTCATTTATATTATCATTATTTTCTTCAACAATATTTTCAACTTCGATATTTCCATCAATGTTATTTGTTTCGACTTTTATATTTGTTTGACTATTTTGATTATCAATATTTTTTTCATTATTTTCATTATTGATTTTTTTATTTATATCTTCATTAATTATTTCATCATCTTTTGATATTTTATTTTTTGAATTTGTATTTAAATTAGATTGTTTTTTAGATATAGTTTTACTATCTACACTAGTAGTAGTTTCAATTTTATCTTCTTCTTCTTCATTTTCTTCTTCACCTTCTTCAGCTTCTTCTTGATCTTCTTCCAGATCTTCTTCTTGATCTTCTTCTTTAGATTTTTGATTTTGAGCATTTAATCTTGAATTTGGAGATTTTCTTTTGTTTGGATCCATAAAAGTTTCCATTGTTAATTCAACAATAGGATCATCAATTGTCCTATTTGTTTTTGTTGATTTTGTTGAATTGTTTAATGGATTTATTTGTTTTTTAATCTTAATTGGTGGGCTTATATCTCTTTTAATTAATTTCTTTGTTTTATTTGTTTTTATAGGAATTTCTTCTTCTTCTTCTTGATCTTCTTCTTGTTCTTCTTGATGATTTTCATTATTTTGATCATTTGAATCTATCTCTTCGATATTTGATTCTTGATCAGTTTCTTCATTTGAAAATAATATATCATCTTCTTTCGATTCTTTTTGCTTTTTTATATTTTGATTAGATATAGTTTTTGTTTTTTGAACTTTTATTGGATTATTTTGTTGTTTCATATTTCTTTGAAGAGATGACACTTTTATATTATTTATATCTTTAGGTTGATTTATTTTTTGAGGTTGATTTCTTTGTATTGGAGAAGGAGATCTTTTTTCAACATTTCGATTATTTGTTGTTATTGGTGATTCTTTTCTCTTTTGATCCATTAATTTTGCCACGCGATTATATTCTTCATATTTAATTCCATATTTATTTGGAGTTAATTCTTTTTGTTTTATTGGTTTTGGTGAAGATTTTAAACCTGGTTTTGGTTTATATTGAATATCTTTAATTTTTTTCTTATCTGATTTTTCTGAAAAATTGGATTCGGCAGATGATGAATAATTTTCAAAAAGATGATCTTGTAAAGGTGGTAAAGTATTTACATATCCTTCTGCTTCACTCCCATTTGAACTATAACTAGCTTCTGAATTATTATCCATAAATTAATCTGTTTTTTAATTTTTATTAAATTATTAATTCATATAACGAATATTTATCAAACCTTTTTTTAATTTTATTTTTTAATATTTTTTTTTCAATTTTTAAAAAAAATAAAAATCCAATAATTTGAATGTTAGATTCTTTCTCTTTTTTTTAAATTTTTGATAAATCACTTGAATCTTTATAAAATAAAAAATAGAATCATTCGAGCGACAATCAAAACTAAATTAATTTTACTTGTATTCACATTTTGAAAAAAATTTATTTTTAAATAAAAGAAAAATTTATTATATTAATCCTTTAAGAAATTATTATTTATTTTATAACTTATTCCAAAAATTTTATTTTGCAATTTATATTGCAATTTATATTGTAATTTATATTGTAATTTATATTGTAATTTATATTGTAATTTATATTGTAATTTATGTTGTAATTAATGTTGTTCTGACTAATAAATATCTACCATCTGATAATTTTCTTCTTTCTTCTCTAAATTCTATTTCTGGTGGATTTTGTATATTTGTTAATTTTTCTTTTTCCAAAAATATAGAAACTTGATTATAAGTTAATGTTGGTAAAGATTTAATTAAATCTTCTTCTTTTCCAGATTTAAAAGTTTTTACAACATCTAATAATTCTAATTCTTCTTTTGTTCTCATTGGAGTTTCTTTTATATTTTCTAAAAACCAATTTTTATGTACTTCTTGATTAGAAAATATATCATTTTTATGATTTCTCATCTTTTTTTCAAATTCTTTTAATGCAACTCTTTGTTTTGAATTTTCTGCAACTCCTCTTTCTTTTGCAGTTTGTGCACTTTGAAAATTACCCATTTCATCATTTAGGAAATTCTCCATTGTTTGTTGCAATTCTTTGTTTATTGGATCTTCTAATGATGATCCATCCCATTCAGAATCTATTTGCAATATTCCAGTAATTGTTTTTATTCTATATCTCATGAAATCTATATAAGGATTTTTTTTATTTACTGTATATTTCATAAATCCATCTAAATATTCTTTTGATGGTCCAAATGCCCATATTTTGAAACCAACTCTCGGACATTTAACTAAATATTTCTTTTCATCAGGTCCGAATGTTGTATATGAAACATATAAATTATCTTTTGGCGTGCATGAATCCCACCATTCTTCTTTATATTTTGTTCTTATTTGTAATTCTCTAAAAGTTTTTTGTTCATCCCTTAAATCTTTTTGCAAAATAGACTCTAAATTTCTATCTTTTTCAGGTTTTCTTTGAATTCCATCTATTTCTAATTTTGTCGGTTCTTTCCATGGAAATTCATTTTTTAATTCTTCATGAATTTTTTCCATTTAAATTTAATAAATTATCTTGTGATTAAAAATGATTTTTAATAAATTAATTTATACGGAAAATAATTAATTAAATTATTTTTTCATTTAAAATATTAAATAAAAAAAATAAAAAAATTATAAATGATTAAAATTAAATTTTGCAATTTTTATCTTGAAAAAAAATGTATTAAACATAATTTATAAAGAAGAATAGATATACTATTCCAAAACTTTTTTTAATTCCAAATGGAAAATTTCAAAAGATCAAAATCAAATGATAGTAAACATATTTTTTAACTAATTGTAACCTTTTTTTAGCCAATGGATTTAATCAAAAAAAATTGAATTATAATAATATCAATAATACCAATAATAATTTCAATAATAACAATAATAACAATAATAATAAGAATAATAATAATAAGAATAATAATAATAATAAGAATAATAATAATAATAAGAATAATAACTTCAAAAATGATCGAAATGTTTCTGTTCAAAATATGATAAATGATTTTTGTGAATCTAAAAAAATATCAAAAAGAAAAAATGAAGAAGAAATTGAATCTGATTCAACAAAATCAAAATTCAAATTTATAAAAAAGACTTTAAAAATTAATGGTCATCAAGAAAATCCTGATTATGAAGAAATTGATAAAGATATTGAAATTCCACAAAGAGATAGATCTAAGATTAAAAATATAAATACAGATGAAGAAGATTTTTATTTTCAATTAAATGAAATTAGTGTTTTGAGAGATCAATTTGATGGAGATGATATAAATGATATTCAATCAGCAGATGATGATTTTAGACAAGGCGTTGATAAATCAAAAGGATGTACTCAAATTTATTTACATGGATCTAATGAATCTGGTGAAAGTGTTTGTGTCAAATACACAAATTATAAACCATTTTTTTATATATCTTTACCAGAAAATCTTATACAAGTTGGAGATTCCTATATTAATGATAAATCTCATGATGCTGATGTTGCAATGGATTTGATAAATGAATTGAAACTTGAACCAAATTTACCATGGAATCAAGTTTCTAAATTTGAAACTATGTATAGACATCCTATTGTTGGATTTCGAAATGGAGTACCAAAACCATTTCTATGTTTGAGATTTAATACAATTCATGCATTTAATCGATTCCGAAGACATTTAAAGAAATTGTATCCAGATCCTACTGAAAGAGATATTAAAGATAAAACATATCAAAATGATTATGTTTTAACGGAAGATAATGTGGATCACCGAATTAAAATTGCGAATAGTAATAATATTCAATTTTGTGGATGGGTTAAATTAAAAAGTAATACATATACAATTTATGATAAAGAAAGTATAACTTCTTTATATGTATTCGAAACAAATGAATTGAGACCAGAAAATATGAAAAAAGAAATTGCACCTTTCATATTTGATTGTATGGATATAGAACAAATAAGATATGATGAAGAAGATGCATTTCCAGATCCAACTGTTGAAGAGGATGCAATTGTTATGATTTGTCATTCTATCGAGATTTCAGATGAAAGTTGGGATCCAATTTTTTTCATTTTTACTTGGGGTGGAAAGATTGATAGAAATTATGTTGGTGAAGATGGAAAATCAGTATTTGGTCCTAGAACGATTATAAAAAATTATAGATCGGAATCTGAAATGTTTAATGGATGGGCAGAATGGAGAAAAAAGTATCATCCAGATATTTGGTATGGATGGAATAGTTATGGATATGATTTTCCTGCATTAATCAAGAGAATACATACTTTACCTGATATTGATGAAAAAACAAAATGTTTTCAAAGACTTGAAAAATGTAAAGTCGGTATAAAAGAGAAAAATTTAAGTAGTAATGCATTAAGTTATAATAAATTATGGATACCAACTCCATTAGCTGGAGAAATACCATGCGATTTACTTTTATTATATAAAAAAGATCCAACATTTAAACCAATTGATTTTAAATTGGATACAGTTGCAAAAATGAAATTAAATATGAAGAAAAAAGATTTAAAATATTATAAAATTAAAGAAAAATTCTTTGGTACTGCACATGAAAGAGCTGAATTATTAGAATACAATTATTATGATGTTGATATAACAAGAAGATTATTTGTTTATTTATTGCATTCTGTAAATGATTGTAGAATTAATCGCGTACCATTATATTTTATATTTGCATATGGTCAACAACAAAAATTATATGGTGGTTTACAATATAAAGCACAAGAAATGGATTATGTAATGTGGAGACCAAATTATCATCCAATACTTGATGACCCAATAGGAGCTGAATCAGATAGAAATGTTAAAGATTTAGTAAATTCAAATAATAATATAATGGATGATAAAGAAAAATCTATTTATAAAACATTTATGAAAAGTTTTTCGAATGAAAATCCAATAAAATTAGAAAGTACTACTTCTGGCGGAAATTATTCTGAAAATATAAGATTTTCATCAGATAATAACGAAAAGAAAACAATTTTTACTGATAATACAATTAAAAAAGATAAAAAGAGTAAAAATGATGAAGATTATTGGGCAGAAATGTTAAGAGGAACACAAGTAAAAATTTATTTAAAAAATGAAAAAAATGCTGGAATTTTAAATGATGAAGCTGAGGAATTAACTCAAGAAGAAAGAATTGAAACTTTAAAAAGATTTTCAAATAACAATAATTCAAATAACAATAATTCAAATAACAATAATTCAAATTTTAAATCTTCTGGAAATGTAAATGTTTATGGTATTGATATAACTCCAGATGAAAATTCTGGTAAAGAATTATCAAGATATGGATTTCTTGATGATAAATTAAGTACAAAAGAGATGAAATTTGGTGGAAAAGATATTGATTCTATATTAAAGGCAAAAAGATCTAGATCAAACATACAAAAATTAAAAGATGTACAAAAAAGAAAATTATTTGATAATCAAGATATCAAATTTGAAAAAACTGTAATAAAAAATGGAAAAAATGTAACAAAAGAAAAAGGATTTTCAGGTGGTTTTGTAATGGAACCAATATTAGGATATCATGATATGATTGTTATATTCGATTTTTCATCTTTATATCCATCAATTATGATTTCATATAAATTAGCATCTGATAATATTGTATTAGATCCAAGATTTGCGAATTGTAAAGATGTAAAATATATGGATGTTGTATTTAATTCAAATCGTACTGTAAGATTTGCTCAGAATTCAATTGGTGTAATGAATGAACATGTTAAAAATTTATTAGATTCAAGAGAAATTGCAAAAAATATGATGAAAAAATATGCAGCCAGAATGAAAAATATTGAACAAACTTTATCAAAATGTGCTTCATCTACAACTCCTTTAGAAAATAACTTATTTTTACAAAACAAAGATGAAAAAAAGACAATCATTGATTTTTTAAAACAAGCTCCAAATTTTTATGAAAAATTTATATCAATACCATATGTATTTTTACAATGTTTCAAATTTGAATATAATATTTTAATTGATATTTTATCAAAAATTAAATGGGATAAAAAAACAAAATATGCAGATTCAAATTTTATTGATCAATTATTCGATGTAAATTTTGAAACAAGAAAAGATTCAATACAAAATATATTAAAATTATCATCAGATTTATCAAATATATCAAATGAAATTATATCACAATTTTCAGAATGGTCAAAAGTTACATCAGATGAACAAAAGGAATTCATAGAAAATGGAACAAAATATTTTATTCATATTGATAAATCATTAAAACAATTTTTTAATAATTATTTACAATCATCTGATGATTCATCAATCGAAAACCAATTTTCAGAATTAAAAGATATTTCATTTATATTGGATTATTATAAATGGTTAATAAATGAAGAAAAAATTTATAATTCAAAACAAAATTCATTAAAAGTTGCAGCAAATTCATCATTTGGAGCTCAAGGTGCAGGTGGTGGAATTTTAACATTTGATAAAGATGGAAATATGGAAAGAAAGGGAATGTTTTCTGTTATTCCAGTACCTGCTGCTGTAACATATATTGGAAGAAGAACAATTATTTCAACTCAAGGATATTTAAAAAAGAAATATAATGCAGTAGTTATTTATGGTGACACAGATTCTGTTTTTGTTATATTTCCACCAGATATTGTTCCAAATAATGATGAAGGTTTCAAAAAAACATTTGTATTAGGTCCTAAAATTGCATCTGAAATAACAAGTTTATTTACATTTCCTGGATCAATTATGAAAATTATTCATGAAAAAACTGCAAAAAAAGGAATATTTTATGGATCAAAATGTTATATTATTGATAAAAGAGAAAAAATAGATTCACCAATGAAAATTGAAATCAAGGGATTATCTTTTAATAAGAGAGATTGTTGTGGTTTCGTTGCAAAACTTTGTAAAGAAATTGTAAACGAATTATTTAAAGATAATAATATTCAAAAAACAATCAAAATGATTGATGATAAATTATCAAATTTAGTTCATAATGAACCAGATTGGAATTCATTAACAATTGTTAAGAAAATGTCTAAAGAAAATTATGATGGAAATGTTGCACATGTAGAACTAGTAAAAAGAATAGCAAGAAGAACACCAGGAATGGAGCCCAGAAATGGTGATGCAGTTTATTATGTACATATTGATGTTGGAGATATGGATCAAAAATTGAATGAAGCTGATAAAATTGAAGAACCAACTTTTGCAAAAGATAGTAATCTCAAATTAGATATTTTTTGGTATTTGGAAAACCAAATAAGGAAAAACGTTGAAAAAATATTTCAACCTTTTTATCCAGAAATATCAAAATTAATAGATAAATATACAGGAATAACAAAACAAAAACACTATGGTATAAAAAAATCTGCAAAAGCAATGTTTATGAATTATTGAGGAAATACTTTTAATAAATAAATATAAATGTTTATTTTAACAATTTTCATATGACACTTATAGGAATATTAAAAAAAAAATTAATGGGAGTTGAAGCAATTTTTCGAGATTATGAAATTCCACAAAAATCATACATAAATCCACAAATTGACTCTAAATCAATAATAAAAAATAAAATATATAAAAATGTTAAAAGGTCTTGTACTTTCTTACAAAATTATTTTAATATACAAGTTTTAAAAAGGGAATCGCTTTCGAAAACTTTGCAACTTTTTGCGACAAATAATGAAAATCGTCAAGTATTTATAAAATTATTTTTGGATCCTGTTCAAAAAGAAATATCAAAAGATAATATAACATATCCTGTATATATTCGTGATAATTCATTAATGATAGAAGTTTGCATTTATTCTTGTATCATTCCAATTTTATCTGAATATAATACTCCATTTGTTATCAATTTTATAGAACATCAAATATGTTCAATAAAAGATCAGGATGAAAAATTTTCTATATTAAATCAAGGTATTCAAGATTTAATAAATGGAGATGATGAAGAAATTTATAATCACGAAAAGTTTCATTTATTAATCACTGAAAGGATTTCTAATTTTATTCCTTTTTATGAATGGTTGGAATCACAACATAATATAAATGAATACAAAATTATATTTTTTCAAATTTATTGGTCATTAGCATGCTTTTCAAAAATTAAACTTAAACATAATGATCTCCATTTTAATAATATATTAATTGAAACAGAACCAGAACCTTCACTTTATTATTTTGAAATTAAATCGAGAGGGAAAACTAGAATTATAAAACTTGAAACTAGATATCGTGTTCGGATTTTTGATTGGGATAATTCATCCTTTGGGAATTTAATTCGTAATACCGGTTTGACCGATCTTGGTGATATTTATATAAATCCTGGATATGATGTTTATATATTATCTTGCAGAATTAATAAAATTATGGATGTAATATCAAAAAATTTAACCCAAATTGAAATTGAAGAAATTACAAATTTTCTTAATTATTTTAGTAATTATAAGCGAATCGATAATGATAAAATAATAGAAACAATTGTTCCCAAATTAAATAAAGAATCATTAGATTTACTTAAAATTGATCCAGATCATCCCAAAATAAAGAGAGCAAAAAAAATCTCAGAAGATTGTCAACCAAGACAAAAAACTTATCCAGATGGAATTTTTGAAGATTCAAAAGAAAGTGATAAATGGGAATATACAAAAGGAAATATTATATATTTGGATTATGATCTTCCGCAATTTTTGATTGATACGCCATTTTTTGCAAATTATGAAATATTACAAAGACCACAAAATATAAAAATTTTTGAATTACCATCAACAAATGAAGAAAATTTTATGTCTGAATCCATAAAAACAAATTTTCCCGGTTTATTATCTGAAAATGTGGAAGAATATAATGAAGAATAATTTTTATAATATTAATAAAATCATTTTCAAATTTATATTTTTATTATTTTTATTATGAATTATTTTTTACAAATTGTGTTATTTCTTTCAAAAACTCTTCTTCAGAAATATATTCGCTTTTTAGTGGACTTGCTAAACATTGTAGATAAGTATTTTCTATTAAATTCTTTGGAATTAAAATATCATCCACTGAAATATATAAATCTGAATAATTTTCCCATTTTGGATTTTTTCCATATGGAGGAAATATTATTTTTGATTTTGTTTTAATGCATCTAACTTCATCCTTAAAATATCCAGTTCCTAGGCAAATAGCCTCTACAGAACATATTTTATTAATAGATTTCATTTTCATTTATAGAATTAAATATTAAATGATTTCTAATTTAATAAATATTTTTCAATTAATTTATTTATAATTATTTTTTTAAATAATTTATTTTTTTTTCATATCATAGATTCAAATTTCCAAAAACAAAATTTGAAAGTATCAGTTAATAAAACGTATTTTATGCAAGCAATTCAATATTTAAAATCAAAAATACCAGAAAGACGCACTATCTTTAAAGTATATCTCACTTTTGTATTATTTGGAGCTTTTTTTGGATTTTCAATTATTGCGAATGCTCATTATAATTATAAACCTCAAGCTATTACAACTATTGATTCGACAACAAATGAAAGAAATATGTGGAGTGTAAAACAGCAAGGATGTTTAAGAAATGCTGATTGCAATAATGGAATTTGCATTCAAGCAATTCCTCCAGTTTGTCAATGTAATCAAGGATTTACGAATTTTGGTGGAACTTGCAATTATCAACAAAAAAGTGGATTAGTTGCATTTTTATTATCTTTTTTTATTGGTATTTGGGGAGCTGATTGGTATCTACAAAAAAATAAATTAATAGTTTAGGTTTTATCTTTATGTTCCCGGAGGACCTGGAGGATATATTGCTGCCGGATTTTTCAAATTAATTACACTTGGTGGATTGACAATTTGGGTAAAATTTTGCATCTCTTTATTTAATATTAAGGCAACAATTGACTGGATTCGTGTTGCAGCTGGTGCTTTTCCAGATTCTCTAGGAGTTGGTATTACGCCCATATGAAAATTTTATGATTTTTCACAATAAAATTATCTAAAATAATATTTTAATTATTTAAATAAAGATTAAATTCAATAATGAATTAATTAATAAATTTATTTCATTTTTTCATTTGATAAATTTGATAAATTTGATAAATCTTTAATTAAAAAACTATATTTTGAATATCAAATTTTTGAAATTAGGCATTCTAAATTATTTTTTCAAAATTTAGGATTTTCACAATCAATAATTTATAAAAAAAATCTTTAAGTTACTTATTTATTTTATTATAAATAAATTCATTAAATTAATTTTTTCATTTATTATATTTTTTAAATCATTTAAAATTTTGTTTTTGTAATAAACCTAATTTTTTTAGATAATCAGATTATACAAATATGTATTTTTCTGATCAAATTCAATTTTTTAAATCAAAAATACCAAATCGATATAATATTTTAAAAATTTATCTAACTTTAATTTTTATTGGTTCTTCCATTGGATTTGTAATATTTATAAATGAACATTATAATTCCAAATTTATTGCTTCTAATGATATATCAACAAATCGTAAAGTCTTGGAAATAAAACAAAATTTTTGTTCAAAAGATTCTGATTGTTTGAATGGTATTTGCATATATTCTATTCCAACAGTTTGCCAATGTAATCAAGGATTTACAAGTTTTGGAGGAACTTGTAATTACCAACAAAAAAGCGGATTAGTTGCATTTCTTTTATCATTTTTTATTGGGACATTGGGTGCTGATTGGTTTTATTTATATGTAAAAAATAGTAGCAATGGTGGAGCTTACGTTGTCGCTGGTTTCTTCAAATTAATAACATTAGGAATGTTTGGAATTTGGGTAATATGTTTCAAGTTTCAATAATTAATATAGTGGTTAATCGATTGGATAAGAATTCTTGCCAAAAATTTTCCTGATAGCAATTTAGCACCATTGACACTTATAAATTCATAATTGTTCAGAAATTCATGATCTTATTCAATAAAATATTTAGTTTAAAAGAAATACATTCCAATCGAATTATTTATATTTTGCAAATTAAAACATTAATTAATTTCGAAATAATTTGGAATAAATGATTTATTATATAAATGATTTATTATATAAAT